GTAGCTCTGGACGCGCAGGCCGGAAAACCGGCTAGCCTTCGATAGGGTCGGAAAGGTACTGGACATGCAATTGCAGGATGATGACATTATAGACAAAATGCACAAGAACTGCAACCGGGAAATCTAAACCAAAACAATAACAATGAAGTATCGTAGAGTAAAGGATCCCGTAAGTAACGCCTGAGGCGTACTTAAGAACATTTTCTCCAATAACCAAAGAATACCAGCCAATCGGAAAACCCCCAAACGACCACCGCTTGTAAAGCTCCTCAACCACAACCTCAGCAAAACATTGGCCCATAACAAAGGAATACTTATTAAGGACGGACCAAGTGGGCGAGAAACGATAATGGGAGCTAACAAATGGATGAGACACAAACCGTTCAACAGAATCAGCAAGTCTACTCAACCCGAACTCGGTATATTCCATGACGAGCCCTGCAATGAAAACAGAGACAAAGAAAAGGAACGCAAACATCCGAGGGAGGAGGACAAACACGCTAGCAATCCCAGAAGGCGGAGCCCCAGGCACAACAGTATCACGTCGGACCATGTTTTCAATATGGGCAAATTGAATAAAAGAAGGCAGCGTTGTTACTTGCAACAACAATGACTCCAACTGGTCCTGGACGTGAGAGGTCCAACCGTAGAGATGATCCAACATTTCCCAAGTACCTGGCACAACTGAATGACGGGGTGCGTCAGGTGCTGTATGTACAAGGTAACTCGTGACACGGCCAAGATGGCGACTCTGGCGAGGAACCTGTAGCAAAAGAAGCTGCCGTTCCACAATGGAAACGACAGGGGGAAGAAATGAATAATCACGGCGAACCTGCAAAAGGGTAGCACGATGAGTAGCGGGGAGATGCATAGGCGCGATGTTGATATAAAACCCCAATTTGGAGAGAAGGCGGCCAGGTTTGACAGCATAGACACTACCATGGTCGGTAGGCCAGAACCGTCCGGAACAAAATTCGACATCGTAAGAACAAGTGCGGACATTGATCTCAGCAGATAGTCCATGGAGGGACCAGTCCGCTACAGTGGGCAGTCGAAAAGGGATGGTATGGCCTAAATGGTGTGTCCAGGACCGTCGCATCATGTAGATTCCATCATCACTGGCAACAGCGGCGCGATAACCGGTACGTTCCAGAAAATGTGGGAGAGAATCACGAGATGCAGGGTCCAAGGAACCGGCGTTGGCGAGCATGTGGGCGATATACAGTCCGACAATACCATGAATGACAGAGTTACCACCACTGGTGTCGTCGCGACCTGAAGCAACAGTGTTCTTTACAGTGTAAACGATGCCAAACGCAGTGATGCCGCGTTTCCTGACGTCAGCAACAATCAGCTCAATGGCATACTCATTCAGGTGAAAACGGCGATACAGCCATATAAGGAGCATTAGACCGAACCTTATTATGGAAGAATCCCAGCGTGAGAAATCCTCGTCTACATAGTGCCAGGAAGGGTCGCCATGTCCAACAACATCAAACCACTCCCCCAAATCCTCAGCATTAGAACCAGAGGTAAAGAAGAGAAATGGGTGATGTTTAGAAAAATGGCGGCCTAAGGCTTTGTAAAGTGTCCAGATATATGGGCCCACCAAAACAGCGTGCTCGTCAGACCCCCCTTGTATGGGACGAGAGTCACCATCTTTCACCTCATAATCACTGCTATGCAACAGCGACTCAACCTTCATAAAAGACCGAAGACGATTGAGTTCACGGGTGTTGCGCAAGTCTGAGTATGTATTGATCAAAGCACGCTCGTGACTGCGCTGACGAGCAGCGGGAAACCTACGATTCCAAGCTCTCCAAAGGCCTTCTGTAAGGTCTATCTCTATATCGCCAGCTATCTCCATTGGAAAGAGGAAGTCGGAATAAACCTCAAGCCAGCGTTGAAACCCTGTGAAGGGTGCATCGACGTCAAACCCCAAGGGGTGACGGCAAGATAATGCACGGTTCATAATTGCAGTAACCTCGTTATTTAGCGAACGAGTATGCACAATTGGGAGACACTGGGGAAGATGTATGCCGACTCCCAGGACGGGGGACGATGAAGTGCGGCCGGGGTCGATGGGTATCAAAATAGACGCACCATCGGCAAGGGCGCCGTTGGGCCGGTTAACTTCATACGTCGACAAAGACAACGTCGATTGGGGAACACTGGCGACAGTACCCTCAAGCATTCGGAAAGACACGTGGTCTGCATTAAAATTTGCAATAGCAGAAGCAATAGATGCAGAAAAACCATGATAAGCCGGTGGGCGTCTGGATAAAAGGGCAGCACAAAGAGCAAGAAAGGACGCAGAAACAACTATAGAAACGGAAGAAAATACCCAACCCAGCGCAATCAAGAAAAATATGCAACAGGGAAACCATACGTTGTGTCGAATGGTAGTGGGTAAAGAGAATTTCAATGAGTTGTTGAGCATACCAATCGAGCTCCGCCCGAAAGATTCGCCAAGGTACGGACCTAAGTAATTAACAACTGAAGATGTCTCGAGATTAACAGTAGAGACAAAAGCTATGGTAGCGCATATTATTATAGACGTCGCAGAAATGTCAGGAGGGAGGTCATACTGACGAATACGATTACGAGCGATGCCAATAAGTTTTTGCAACTCCATAGGGTTACGGTCTTTCCCGGTAACACAGGCAGCTAACTCATGAACAAGAGTCTTAGGGACGACATAAGTCTGGTTCGAGGACGATGAGTAGCAGAGTGCCCACTTGCCCCAGGACCAAAAGCTATCTACATTGACGGATTGGTCTCGAAGGGCGACCTGAACAGCAGTTGCGTTGGAGGAGAACACGCCACCACCAAGTGGTATAGTACCGTAATAAGTAGTAGATCGCATTGCAGGTTCAAAACCAATTGCAGGCGATAAATTACGGGAAAAACCAGTGGGACAACGAGTAAACGTTAGAACCACAGAGGTGGGAAAAGTGCGAGTAATCGACCACGCAACAGCCTGATTTCCGTCAGAAAAATAAGCATCATGAATCCAAGGAAGGCAAGAGTGTGTATAGGGGATGAGGTTGCCTCTGACGGACATTGAGACCTTATCGTCGCTAAGGACACGATATTGGGCCTCACCGTCACAAAAGGAACCGTAAGCTTCAGGAAAAAGGTGTACAGAGGCTATCAATACTCCAGTGGTGCACAAGTGCACGGCTCGCAATATGTCTAAGCGAGAGAGGTAGTAAAGAGAATGAATAGCGATATAAATGGCAGGGAGATATCCACGATCACAAGTGCAATCCTGGAACTTATGGTCACACCAGTTGTCGAGACCCACACGAAGAGCATTTCGCACAGCGTCTGTCGGGTCAAGGACAGGACAGTTCGACCAGACAGGAGCGTTGCGTAATGCATGTCTTGAGGGATTGCCACCAATGTCAACAATATTACCAGGTCTAATGCGAGCAAGCTCAACAATGGTCTCTTCGACAAAACGTCTCTCAAAAGCCAAACGAGGGTGGCTATGGGGAGTAGCGTTATCATTAGGAATGAAAACGTAGCCAGGCCAGTCGGACTGTAGAGAGGTGAGAAGGGACGGAGAGATGGTAAAATTGACGCGCTGAGTAAATACAGCGTTATTGTTAACACGGGGCCTTTCATCAAGAACAGGACGTGGGCGAGGTGGGACGACAGCAGGTGGGGGATTTGCAGGGGGATCAAGCGGAGGAGGAAGAGGAATA